ATCTCTGCACAGTTGCCTGGCACGGTTGCGCAATGCCTTGAAGCTGCCCTTGATTTCACTGTCAGCACTGGTCCCGCTTGTTACCCAATCACTCGTCAGCCTGCTCACACGCGCGCCTTGATACATCCGCCCACGCGGCTGACGAATTGGCTCAAAGCCCATTGCCCTGAACAGCCGTGTGCGTAGACCCATCAGAACCTCACGAACAGGTTGTGGGGATTGCCCAGCCCATTAGCAATCAGCTGAGCTTTCTGCTCTCGCTTGACTTCTGCCTTCAATGATGATTCCAACGTCATCAGATCACCAAGGCTGTACCGGCTCAAGCTACGTCCAGCAATACTGTACTGCTGCACAGCGCCGCCGCTGATTAACGCACGGATCTGCGCCTGCACTGCATCAAGATCAGTCTCTGCTTGGCTGCGACCGTCAAATGCACTAGGTGAACCTGCATAGCTCAGTGCTGGCAGCACTTCAAGCTGACCAGCACCCAGCGTCACCTTCTCAGCGCCCTGTGTCGCTAAGGCTTGCCAATACCAATCACCAGCATCGAACCCAGCACTGGTGCCAGTAGCAACCGTGAACTCCCAGCCTGTGCCATAGGCACTGCCGACTACCGTCGCACCTTCGTTGTTGTGGTCATATCTCAGGTAGTAAGTCAGCGTCCATGTCGCGCTTGTGATCGGATTGCCCAAATTGTCGGCGCCAGCAACATCCCGCCACTTGATCGTGTCGCCCGCTCGAATCGTTGCAGGAATGTTCACGGCCTACCAGTTGCTCACGAACCCAGGACCAGCCGGAGCCGCCTGTTGCTTCCTTGATCTTAGCGGCGTTTTAGCGCCTCCTTCCAACTGCTGCTGCAACTGCTCCCACATCGTCGCTCGGCTGTACTTTCGATAACTCAACTGCAACGCCGCATACGCATAGACAGCACAGTCCAGCGCCTCATTGCGATCGCCTGATTTCTTCACCCATTCCCTAACAGGGAAACCCTTCAGATACCTGAGCGTCTGCTTCTCAGCAGTCAGCTGCTTGAAATACTCCTCATCAGCCGCCATCCCGAATCGCAATCCACCAGGCCCGTCCTCGTTGTGCCGCATCCGTCCGAACAGCGTGGTCTTAATCGTGTCGCTACCCACTGAATACAGCACCACGCCACGCTTCACGATCCGCCCTTTCCAGTTCACATCCACCTTGTTGCCCTTGCTCACAGCAGCACTGCCCCGCTTGCTGCTGCCCTTGATCGCCACCACGCCCTGCCGCACACGCTCGCGAACATAGTTGTACACCTCATGGGTGCAGTGGCCGCCTGAGTCGATCGCCATCTGTGTCACCTTTAACTCCTTGCCGCCCTCCGTCGCCCACGCAGTCGCCAGCACCTGATCCAACTGGCCCCATACCTCGACTTGCGTCGGGTCGCCCATCAGCTCCTGGTGCCACACCAGCCAGCCGGTCTCGCCCTCGCCCCAGCCCCATACACTCACCGCCAGCCTGTTGTCCTGCACGTCCACACCAGCCGTCAACAGCAGCACACCATCAGGGCACACACCAGCCTCATACGGCAGTCGCTTCGCCATCAATCCATCGGCGCTCACCTTGCTTGCATAGTCCTCCTCCCATGTCTCCGCCAGACGGGTGTTGCACCAGCTCTTCAGCATCGGTGCATCAGCCTTCGCCCGCAGGAACTCATCCACGATGTCCGCCCAGCTCAACCAACCCAGCGGGCTGTACAACCCACTCAGTTGAAACCCAGCAGTCTTGCCATCGCTCGGTGCCGTCGCCCGCCACTCACCACCGCGTAACATCGCCGGCTTGTGGATCTCAGCAAACCGTTCCCGGCAGTGCTCGCACTCATAGACCGCCGTGCCTGGATCGTTGTTCTCCCACTTCAGCTGCGGCCACTTCAGCCATTGCATCTCCCCGCAGCTCGGGCACGGCACATAGAACCGCCGTTGATCACTCCGCAGATACTCCGCCTCGATCCTGCTGAAGTCCTTCACAGTTGGCGTGCTTGTCAACAGGATCTTCCGCCGCGCAAATGTCGTCGCTCGCTTCTCCGCCAAGCTCACCGGGTCGCCCTCACCATCCACATCAGCAGGGAAGGCGTCCACCTCATCCATGAAGATGTATCTACACGGTGTAGAGCGCAGCCCCGTCGCGCTGTTAGCGCCAGTCAGCAACATCATTCCGCCAGGGAACTCCTTGGCGAACATCGTGTTCCCTGAATCACGGCTCCTGGCAGGTGCGATCTTCGCCGCCAGCGTCGCCGTTTCGGTCACCAACGATTCCAGCCGCTGTTTGCTCAGCCTCTTTGCCATCTCCACCGTGGGCTGCACCAGCAGCATCGGCCCCGGCGCATGGTCAATCACATAACCCAGCCAATTACTGCCAGCCTCCGTCTTGCCCGTCTGCGCCGCAAACATCATCACCACCCGCTGCACATTGCTCGTGGTACTCAACTCATCCATTGGCTCCCGCAAGTAAGGCGTCCTTCCTGTCCGCCACCTGCCTGGCTCCGCACTCGCCTTGCTGCTCAGCATTCGATGCTCATCAGCCCATTCGCTCACCGTCAACGGTGGCTCGGGTCGCAGACCATCCATGAACGCAGCAGTCCATACGCTCATCGCTCCACCTTCACCAGCGCCAGCAACGCATCACGATGCTCATCACTGAGCAGCCCATGGATCACTACCGGATCCGTCTCGCCCGCTAGCTGATGACTCAACCGATCCGCCAAATTCGCCAACGCCTCACGCACACTGCGCCCCACCTGGAACGCAGCTTTCTTCACCTCATCAGCTGGCACCAACTCGCCGCGCTGCTGCGCCACCTGCAACTTCGCCAGCTCTGCCTGGTAATGCTCACGCCGTGCCCTGCTTTCATTCAACTCAGGAATTGCATCATCCGGCAGCGCATTCACGCGCCGCTTTAACTCCACCGGATCGGCCGCGGCCTCAATCACCTCAACCGGATCGGCCTCATCCACCTTCGCGTGATTGTTCTTCAGCGTGTTCTTGCGCCATAGCTCCAAGGCCAGATCACGATCCAGCCATTTCTTCTCATCCTTAATCACCACTGCCGCAGCAATCCTGCTCTTGCTCGCATGGGTCACTGCAGCCTTCGTGCAGCCCCTGATTAAAGCGAACTCGCTAAACGTGACCAGCAAGAGTTAAATCGGTTTAATCTCTCTAAACCAATACTAAACACCATTGAACTGTCCGTAGGGGATCTCATTTTGAGTCTTAGTGAGATCCCTTGTGGCGCAACGCTTTAGAGCGTTTTGAGGCTGACGCTAGCGGAAGGCCGCGCGTGCGAATAACCCACATTGGTTGGCGCTAGAAGGACCCAAACGCTGCAGACTTCGCCAGCCCATCGCAGAAGGCCCGGCAAAGCGCTTTGATTTTTTTTTCGCGTTACTCATGCCCAACGAGCACTGCATCGCCCTTGCAGCGCCTTCTGGGCCCCGCTCAGCGTGCTGACGCAATCGCTCTAGCCAGTGCCGTCTTGTAGTAGCCCGCAAACCGACGCTGCACTACCTTGCCCGCCACGTCGTCAATCGGGAAACGTGACCGATACGACCCGCGATCAGTTGTCGCGATGAAGTACGGGAACAGTTGCTCCCTGCTTCGGCGGTAGATACCAGGGGGGCGGTCACCACCTCTAGGGGTGCCAATGAAGAAGCCGCCGCGAGCGTTTGTTGTAGACAGCCCAGCTGAGATGCTGCGAATCGTGGCCAGGCTCACGTTGCCTGCTGCAGTCAGCTTCACCAGGGAGGTGGCCACGAACTGCGAGCCAGCAGGGACTTGACCGCTCTGAACTACCTCGCCCAGGAACTTCTTCTCGAAGCCTTTCTGCGGCCGTTCCCCACCGTGTACAGCGAAGCGCAGATAGCGGCGCCGCTTGGCCTCGGGGTACACCACAGCCGTCAGCGTGGCCTTAGTTGCCTTCTCCACCCGATAGGCGTTTTGCGTGAACGCAACGGGCTGCTGCAGGTATTGCTTGGTTGAACTGTTGACCGACTTTCTGGCATCGAAGGCGGTGTTGTTCAACGCGACCGATGCGGCAAAGCGCATCTGCTTGGCCATGGCGCCGGCATAGCGAGCGGCCTTATCCAGGTCGCTGGTGATGGCGATGTTCAGGTTGGCCATGCCCCAAGGGTAGGCGAAGCCCTGTGCCCAACCTAACCCAACCTGACCCCCCCCCAACACTTAGGGGATTACCCCCCCTCTACCCTATATATTTATAATATAAATACTAGGTTAGGAGGTTAGTAAGTAGGGAGAAGGCAGTCAGGCCAGACGATTTGCGCTCCCAACCATTTTCACGAGGTTGGGAGTCGATACGCCCATTGGCGCTTTCCGCCCGAACAGTCTCTGTACTTGACCCATCCAAGATCCCTGAGAATGGCTGCGACCTGCATCTGATCCGCCCTGGTTTGGCGTTCGAGCGGCTTCTCGATTGCGTTGCTGAGCAGCTCCTCAGAGGTCAGCGGATCGACCGATTGGCGACGTGTGAGGTAGGTCTCGACGGCGGCCTGCCATGGGTTGGAGACCAGGTAGGTTTCGTTCTCTGTCGCGACTTGCTGCTCCATGTCACGGGGCAGGTGATTGGCTTCACCAGCGCGATAGGCAGCGACAGCAGCAGACCAGATGGCATCGCGCTCAAGCAGCAGGCCATCGACGGGGATGTGTGGCGCTGCTGTGGTTGGGATGACCCAGAAGCGACGGTTGCCGGTGTCGTCCACCAGGAAGCCGCTGTCGCGGTTAGTGGAGCCGACGATGATGCAACGGCGAGGGAAGTCCTCTGTGGCCTTGCCGTATGGCACGCGGAAGGTGTCTACCTGTTGAGACAGGAACGCCTTGACCTGGCCGGCATGACGGCGGCCGGTGAGGAAGTCCAGCTCGCCGTACTCCATGATCCAGGAGCGATGGAGCACCATGAGGTCGTCCTTGCTGGATACATCGCGCAGGGCATCAGAG